GGCGGAAGACCTGCCGTGGGAGACGAAGTGATGCTGGATTTCAATTCCACTTCCTCCCTATCCGGGCAGATCACCACCCTGGTCGACGCCGGCATGCAGGCGAAGGCCCAGCAGCAGGAACGCCGCGCCTATCTCGGTGCGTCGCGCTTGGGCGTTGCCTGTGAGCGTGCTCTGCAATACGAGTACGCCGCTGCACCGGTGGATACGGGCAAGGACTTCTCCGGCCGCATCCTGCGCATCTTCGAGCGTGGTCACACCACCGAGTCACTGATGGTGGATTGGCTGCGGCTCGCGGGATTCGAACTGCGCACCCATGGCAAGGATGGTCAGCAGTTCGGCTTCAGCCAGCTCAATGGCCGACTGCAGGGGCACGTCGACGGCGTCATCGTCGGCGGCCCCGAGGGCTATGCCTATCCCTGTCTCTGGGAGATGAAGTGTCTCGGTGGCAAGTCCTGGCGCGAGTTGGAGAAGCACAAGCTGGCTGTCGGCAAACCGGTCTACGCCGCCCAGGTCGCGCTCTATCAGGTCTACCTCGGACTGCATGAACACCCGGCGCTGTTCACCGCAATCAACGCCGACACGATGGAGATTTACGCCGAGCTGGCGCCCTTCGATGCGGCCCTGGCCCAGCGCATGTCGGACCGAGCGGTGAAGGTCATCACCGCGACCGATGCTGGCGATCAACTCCCCCGCATGACCACCGATCCGGCACACGTCGAATGTCGCATGTGCGCCTGGTCAGACCGTTGCTGGAGACAACCATGAACGAAAACCAGTCACCACAGGCAATGGAAAACGCCGAGGAACCCATGATCGACGCCCGCCAGGCGAGTTACGCCCTGCGGCTTCCCTACTACTGGTTCGCCAATCCGAAGATGCGTTCGGCGAAGCGGATTCCTCACTACCAACTCTCGCGACTGGTGCGCTTCCGGCTTTCCGAACTCGCTGTCTGGCATCGGCAGAACGCCAAGCGGCAAGGTGGGCAGGGGGAAACTGCGTGATCGATTTCAACGCTGTTCCCGAACCCGCCGAGCGCAATCTCGATGCCGAGCGCGAGGAGATTCGTGCCGCACTTCTCGCGAATCTGGAGTCCGTGCTCTTCAGTCTGTTCCCCGCTGGCAAGAAGCGGCGCGGCAAGTTCACCATCGGTGACATCCTCGGCAGTCCGGGCGACAGCCTGGAGATCGTGCTGATCGGCGAGAAGGCCGGACTCTGGACGGACCGCGCCACCGGTGACGGCGGCGACGAATTCGATCTCATTGCACTCAACCACGGCTTCGACGCCCGCACGGATTTCTCCCGGGCGCTGACCCTCACACGTGATCTGCTCGGGCGCGCGCCGACCCGGTCAGTTCACAAGGCGCGCAAGCAGGCGCCGGTGGACGATCTTGGCCCTGCCACCGCCAAGTGGGACTACCACGATGTGAACGGCAAGCTGATCGCGGTCGTCTATCGCTACGACCCACCGGGCCGGCGCAAGGAGTTCCGGCCATGGGACGCCAAGCGCAAGAAGATGACCCCGCCCGAACCGCGTCCGCTCTACAACCAGCCGGGCATCGCCGCCGCCGACAGCGTGGTGTTGGTTGAGGGCGAAAAATGCGCCCAGGCACTGATCGCCACCGGCATCTGTGCGACGACGGCGATGCACGGCGCGAATGCGCCGGTCGACAAAACCGACTGGTCACCCCTCGCCGGCAAGGTGGTGCTGATCTGGCCAGACAAGGACAAGCCGGGTTGGGCCTACGCCGAGGCGGCCTCGCAAGCCATCCTGGCGGCAGGGGCGACATCCTGCAACATCCTGTTTCCTCCGGAAGACAAACCCGAAGGCTGGGATGCGGCGGACGCGTTTGCCGAGTCCTTCGAGGTCTCCACCTTCCTTGCCACCGGCCCATGCCTGTGCGTTCAGTCTATTGAGGAGGTCGAACCCTCGGGGTCGGATCCCCACCCGGTGGATGAGCAGACCGTGTGGGGCACCGAGGATGCCCTGGCGCTCAGTTTCACCCGCCGCTACCAGCGCGACTGGCGCTACATCGCCGCCTGGGGCAAGTGGCTGATGTGGGATGGTCAGCGCTGGCGAGCCGAAGAAACGCTGGAAGCAACCCATCTGATCCGTCAGGTGTGCCGGCATGCCTCGGTCCAGGCGGACAATCCCAAGGTCGCGGCCAAGCTCGCCGGAGCCAGCACCGTCGGCGGCGTGGAACGCCTGGCCAAATCCGACCGCAAGCACGCCGCCACCACCGACGAATGGGATGCGGACATCTGGCTGCTCAACACTCCCGGCGGCGTGGTGGATCTACGCACCGGGCGCATGCGTTCGCATGATCGTGGCGACCGGATGACCAGGATCGCATCGGCTACGCCACGTGGTACTTGCCCGCACTGGCTCGCATTCATCGATCAGGTTACCCAGAGCGACCAGGCATTTGCCGACTACCTGCAGCGTTTCGCAGGTTACTGCCTGACCGGGTCCACCCAGGAGCACGCGCTGTTTTTCCTGTATGGCACCGGGGCCAACGGCAAATCGGTGTTCGTGAACACGCTGTTCACTTTGCTCGGCGACTACGCGGCCAACGCGCCGATGGACACGTTCATGGAATCGCGTGGCGACCGTCATCCAACCGACCTGGCCGGACTGCGGGGTGCCCGTTTTGTCGGTGCGACCGAAACCGAGCAAGGGCGGCGCTGGAACGAGTCGAAGATCAAGGAGATCACCGGCGGCGACCGGGTCTCGGCGCGTTTCATGCGCCAGGATTTCTTCACCTACCTGCCGCAGTTCAAGCTGGTTATCGCCGGCAATCACAAACCTGCGCTTCGCAACATCGATGAGGCGATGCGTCGGCGTCTGCATCTCATCCCGTTCACCCTGACCGTGCCGCCGGAGAAGCGCGACAAATCGCTGTCTACCAAGCTTCTGCAGGAGCGTGACGGGATTCTTGCCTGGGCATTAGAAGGGTGCCTGGCCTGGCAACGGGATGGCTTGAAGCCGCCCAAGTGCGTGGTGGACGCCACTGACGAGTACTTCGACGAGGAAGACACCATTGGCGAATTTCTCGATGAGGAGTGCCAGCAGCATTCCCAGGTCAGGGTATCCGTCGTGGACATCTTCGAGCGCTGGAAGAGCCGGGCGGACAAGCGTGGCGAGTACATCGGCACCAGCCGCTGGTTGGTGCAGCAGTTGGTGCGCCGGGGCTTCGAGCGAGGGCGAACGTCGACAGGTGCGAAGGCGCTCCTCGGCTTGTCGCTCAAGCCAACTGACTACGGTGAGCGTTTGCCCTACCGCGACGACTGACCGCTCCGGACGCTTTTCAAGCCAACGCAACTCACTGAATCCAAATGATTTGACCGAACTGTACCGACGCTAGGATTAACGCCTTACACGTACGCGCGTGTGAGAGTTAATCCGTGGAACAGTCAGGTTCGGTCAAAAAGGAGTTTTGACCATGACGACATGCATCCTCGCCCTGGACCTGGGCACACAGACCGGCTGGGCCATCCGCCTGAAGGACGGCCAGATCATCAGCGACAGCGAAACCTTCAAACCGCAGCGCTTCGAAGGCGGCGGCATGCGCTACCTGCGATTTCGCAAGTGGCTCACGGAGATCAAGCAATCCGGCGAAATCGATGCCATCTACTTCGAGGAGGTGCGTCGCCACATCGGCGTCGATGCCGCCCACGCCTACGGCGGCTTTATGGCCACCCTGACGTCTTGGTGCGAACACCACCAGATTCCGTACCAGGGTGTGCCGGTGGGCACGATCAAGAAACACGCCACCGGCAAAGGCAACGCCAGCAAGGCCGAGATGGTCGCGGCAGCCCAATCGCGTGGCCACACCCCGACTGACGACAACGAAGCGGATGCCCTGGCGCTGTTGCACTGGGCGATCGAGACACAGGGGGAAGGCGCATGAAAATCCCCGAGCAACGCTACCGCAGCCCCCTGGCGCGTCACCTGCCCGAGTCCACCGACCTGGAAGCCATGAAACGCGACGGCTGGCGCGGCCAGCACATCCTGGTGGTCGCCGAAGCCGACGACCGGCTGGACTTCGTCGAACGCGAATTCATCCGCCGCATCGGCGAACGGCTTTATGGAGCATCGAACAAAGGAGCGCGCCATGGCTGAATGGACGATGGATGACGTCGCGGCGCGTTTCTCCGAGGCGGCCGAGACGGGGCGGCGACTGCCCCCAGTCAGGGTGCAGGGCTACTTCAACGTCTGGCCCGCCTTCGCACGCAAGGAGTGGGAAACCTTCGCCGGCGAGGATTTTCAGTATCGGCCCCTACCACCCACGCCCGAGGCGATCAGCCGGATGATGGAAGCCATGCGCTGGGTGCAGTGGCTGGAGGAGGAGCAGCGCCACCTCATCTGGATGCGCGCGAAGCAATACGAATGGAAGGACATCTGCCGGCGCATCGGCTGCGACCGCACCACGGCGTGGCGGCGCTGGCAGCGAGCGTTGGGCGTTGTAGTAGATCAACTCAACGGAGGCCAAATGTAACCAAGGGTCATAAAATACTGGTCAAGAAATTCGACCATGGTTTATGATTTACTCACGACTCACCCTTTGACCGTCCGGTTTAGCCGGTATGCTCTTAGGGCGACAAGCCGCCTTCGGGCGGCTTTGTCATTTCTGGAGATGCTGTTGAGAACAATCGTCTACATCGACGGCTACAACCTGTACTACGGTTTGCTGAGGAAATCAGCCTATAAATGGCTCGACCTCTTTTCGCTGTTCAAGGACCATGTCCTTGATGCGTCAGCTGACCTGACAGAGGTTCGATACTACACAGCACCTGTCCTGGGTCGGATGTCTGATGATCCCGAATCTCCGCAACGACAACGTTTATATTTGCAGGCACTTCGAAAAATCCATCCTGGACGCATCACCATTATCGAAGGCAAGATTCTCGCCACGACACCCCACCAGCGATTGGTAAAACCGATCCCCGAGGCTCCGCACCTACAGGTGGTCCAGGTGTACGACTTCAACGAGAAGAAAACCGATGTCAACCTGGCATCGGACCTCCTGGCCGGAGCATGGCTTGGCGCCTACGATCAAGCAGTTGTTTGCAGCAATGACTCGGATCTGGAAGGGGCACTGGCTACAGTTCGACGTCACCATCCACATCTTCGAATAGGCCTGGTTGCACCAATACCAGGCGATGACCATCGCCGTATCTCTCGTGACCTCGCACAACTTGCAGATTGGGCAAAAATCCTGAGTCCCGTGCATCTTGCCAATGCTCAACTGCCCGCACGGATTCCTCACACCGCGATAAAGAAGCCAGACACCTGGTAATTTTTCGATGTAGACACGCATGAACTCCTGAGCCAGAGAGGGTAATGCTTGCCGCGAATGGCCGCCGTTTCAGGCTCCTGGCCGTTTCCGGGCGGATTGGGCCTGCAACATCTCAACGGGTTTAGGCGTAGGATTTCGCTATCGTCGACCAGACGCGCAAGCTCCCTGACCTTCCGCAACGGAAAGTTTTTCTGACCACCTTCGGGTGGTCATTTTTTGGGTGTCAGATGGTCGACAGGTATTCGACGGGTCCTTCCTGTCACCTCCGCCATGCGGGAGGCGAGAGCGCGGCATTTCGATAGTGTCCGACTGCAAACCGAGGTTTGCAGGGTTTGCGGGGTTTGCAGGTTTGCACCCCACACCCATTTCCAGAGCCCGCCCACGGTCTGATCGTCGGCGGGCTTTGTCGTTTCCAGCGCATCACGCGCCTCTTCGGAGTCCTTGATCTGAACACGCTCGCCGTCGAATACCGCTTGGTTGAGACGCTCATTCCCTTTGCCCGCAATCCTCGGACCCACTCCGAGGCGCAGGTGGCCAAGATCGCCGCCAGCATCGTGGAATACGGCTGGACCAATCCCCTC